TGATTCAAGGGATAAATTAAATCTGTTCACTACCGGAATTGACCTGTCGGATCCACGGTATAAATATCTTGTAGGTGATCTAACAAAAAACACATTAAAATAACAAAAAGAAGATCAGGGAGACCTGGTCTTTTTTTATACAAAAAATTCTGAAGAAAGGAGGAAGAACCAGCATGAAACACGAGACAAAGCGGCTGTCTTTTAAGATGGACGAGTACGACGAGGAAGAGGGTATCTTTTCCGGATATGGTGCCGTATTCGAGAACATTGACAGCGGTGGTGACATCATCGAGCCGGGAGCATTTGCAAAAGCGCTGGCAGGCGGATGGGGGAGAGTCAAGATTCTGGCATTGCATAACGACTGCTGGCTGCCGATCGGAAAGCCGATCGAGCTCCGGGAGGATGAAAAGGGATTATTCCTGAAGGCGAAGATCTCCGACACATCGATGGGAAAAGACATCAAGACCCTCTTAAAGGACGGCGTTCTGAATGAACTGTCCATCGGCTATGAACCGGTAGTCTTCGAATATGACGAGACCGGGATCCGGCATCTGAAGGAAGTGACCCTGTGGGAAGTGTCTGTTGTGACCTGGGCCATGAACCCGGAGGCGGTCATTACTGACTACAAGTCGGCAACAGAAGAGATCCGGAAAGAGCTGAAGGAAGGACGCAAGATCAGCGATTCAAGGCTTAAGTCCCTGAAAGAGGTCAGCCGCTCCATGAAGGAGTCAGCCCGCATGATCGATTCTGTGATCAGCGAGGCATCCGGGAAAAAGGAAATGCCGGTTTCTCGGAGAAAACCTCCCAGAAGCAGAAAAGCAGGCAACATTGAAATTATTTTTTAAGGAGGAAACAAATTGAGCAGATACAGATTAAATCGGAAAGCAGCAAGAAGAAAAAAGTCCATGAAGATGGGCGCAGGAGATCTTCAGGAAATGATCAAGGATGCAGTAAAGGCTGCCCTGGCGGAAGAGAAAGAGGGCGATGATCCGGAAGAGGATAAGGACGATGATGACATCGCGGATATCGTAAGTGATGCCATCGATTCCATCAATGAGAAACGCAAGTCCGCAAAAGAGGATGAGATTGGAGAGGACGCGGCCGCAGAGATCGTCGAGGCGATTGTTGACGCCGCCGACGGTACGAAGGGCGATGAGGTGGACCTTGAGACTGTGATCCAGGATGCCCTTGACAACGTAAACGAAAAACGTAAGTCCCGCAAAGAGGGCGAGCTGGGCGACGGCTTTGCCGATGAGTTACTGGACGCTGTGGCTGAGGTCATGAGCGACGACGAGCCGGAGGATGACGAGGAAAAGGGGATGAAAGGGACTACCCCCACTCGCCAGAAGAAGTCCGCGGGAACTCTCCAGAAACGCCGTGAACCGGCAAGAAAATACAGCAACATTTATATGAGCAGGAAAGGAGAACCGGGAGGCGTGCAGCAGAAAAAGATTCCGGCACATATTCAGGTGGCACGTGCCATCAAGTGCTTAGATATCCACGGTAAGGGAGATCCGGAGCGTGCCGCATACATGGCAAGAAAGATGTATGGAGATAAGGAGATGGAGCGCGAGTTCAAAGCGATGACAGCGACCAGTTCTGTAGGCGGAGGTTTCCTGATCCCGGAGGTTTACTCCGATCAGATCATCGAGCTCCTGTACCCGAAGACCGTTATCGTGGAGTTAGGTGCGCAGCAGATTCCGTTAACAAACGGCAACTTAAACCTTCCGCGTATGACAGCGGGAACCCGTGCAACATGGGGTGGTGAAGGTCGTAAGATCACAGCAGCTTCTCCGAAGTACGGCAACATCCGTATGTCCGCAAAGAGACTGGAAGCCATCGTGCCGCAGTCCAGAGAGCTTCTGTTAATGTCTAACTTCTCTTCTGACGCGATGTTCGCAAACGATCTGTTCCGCCGCATGCAGTTAGGTCTTGACTATGGTGGATTATACGGCACAGGCAGCGAGTTCCAGCCGACTGGCATTGCAAATAACAAAGAGGTTGAGAACATTGATGCGACAAAGTTAGACACTGAGCTTGCAGATACAAACGGAAAGATCACCGCAGACTTCCCGGTTTACGTATCCTCCAAGGCATTAGGAAAGAACATCGATAACCTTCATGCTGGATGGGCGATGAACAGCCAGCTGGAGGGCGTGTTCAAGAACATGAAGACCCAGACCGGAGCATACATCTACCGCGATGAGATGATGGAAGGAAAATTAGCGGGTATGCCGTATAAGGTGAGCAACCAGATCCCGATCGATAAGAATGGAAAGACAGACCTGTTCTTTGGAAACTGGTCTGATCTTCTGATTGGCGATCAGATGGGACTTGAGACTTACACAACCCTTGACGGTACATGGACTGATGAGCAGGGCATCCAGCACAATGCCTTTGAGGAGAACCTTTCTGCGACCCGTGCAATTATGTTTGATGACATTGCTGTACGTCACGCAGAGAGCTTCCTGTACTGCAAGAACATTAAAGTATTTTAAGGAGGACAAGCATGAGAAGAGCATTATTTGATACTGTGTCTGTTGTGATTGGATCCGGAAAAGTTGTAGACCGCGAGGGATTCCTCTCCGCGGTTTATGCTGCATCTATCGGATCCATCACCGGATCCCCGACGGCCGCAAAGCTGACCGTTAAGGTAGAGCATTGCGATACAAAAGACGGAACTTTTGAAGTGGTCCCGGATTCCAAGCTGGATCCAGACACTACAACCAGCGATGGCATCCTGAAGGAGATCTCCGTGACATCTGGAGAAGAGATCAAGATGAATCTGGACCTTTTAGGCTGCAAGCGTTATATCAAGATCACACCGACAATCAGCTTTACCGGCGGAACAAGCCCGGCGGCATCCGGAGCAGCGTATGCGCTTGTCCTGGGTGATCCGGCGCTGGCTCCGGTTTAGGAGGGCGCAGGCATGGATCGAAAAAAGCGCGAAAACAAGATGACTGCTCCCCGGAGCAATAAGGCGGAGGCTCCAACCTCTGCCTTAAAGAAAGGTGATGCGTATGGAGAGAAAAAGCCTGCTTGCAGATAATGCGATGACAACGCTGGAGATCATGCTGGACTTCCTGGGAATAACCGAGACAGACGATTCCACCAAGAATAATATCGAGCGGCTGATCAATGCAGCATCGAGTTATATCGAGACCATGACGAATCGCAAATTTGCGCTCAGAGAGTACACAGAAACGCATTTCCCAACTGGATATCAGGAGCTGTGCCTGAAACAGTACCCGATCCGGGAGGTGATGTCGGTAGAAGATACAGGCTATCACCAGAAACTGGATCCGGAGTCCTATTCCTTTGCAGATACAGGAGACATCGGAGTCCTTTTTAGCGATGCCGGATGGGAACTGCGGGGATACAGAAGTGGCTTGGCAAATGATCTTACAAGGATTAACAGATGTCTGAAGGTGAAGTATCAGGCAGGATATGTTTTGCCGAAAGACGCCACAGAAGAACATCCGGCGGATCTTCCGTATGATCTGCAGTATATTGTGTGGCAGATGGTACAGCAGCAGTGGAATCTTGCCAACAACGGGGCGAACGGTCTGGCAGCCTTCAGTATTTCTGATGTCAGCTGGACCTTTGACCATGCGCTCAGTGAGCAGGTGCAGGCAGTAATCAATCAGTATATGAGGTGGACCTGATGACAGTAAACGATACCATAACGCCGGAGCTGGAACGGATCAAGGCAGAATTTGAAAAGCTAAAAGAAATGAAACTGCATATCGGAATCCAGGGAGGCAATGGGTTCGGGGCTGGCGGCGAGGGCCGCGAAGGAGCACCTGCAGATATCCTGACGATCGCCAATGTCCATGAGTTTGGCGCAACGATCCATGCGAAGAACGTAAAAAATCTCGCGATTCCAATTGCGAAGAAAGCAGTAGGAAAGAGTCCTCTGGATTTCCCGGGGCTCTTTTTCCTTCGCTCCGAAAACGGGTATCTGTTCGGATGTATCAGCCCGAACCGAAAAGGAAAAGAACCGAAAGTGAAGAGTTCCCCTTCCGATACGACGCCGAAGGATAGGAAACCGGGGAATAAAAAGATCCCGACAAAAAAGGACGACATTGAGTTTCTGTTTATCCTGATGGAATCTGTGAATATTCCGGAGAGAAGCTTCATCCGCGCGGGATATGACAGCAATGAGCAGGCAATCGAAGATATTGTTTCCACGATGATCAGCCATGTTGTATTTGACGGATGGGACGCGGAGAGTGTCATGGACCATATCGGGATGAAAATTGTAGGGCTGATCCAGGAATACATGAACCAGCCGTTCAATTTTAAAAACAAGGGAAATATTACAAAAGCCACATCGAACTGGCCGGATAACCCGTTGATCGAGACCGGCAGGTTAAGAAATTCTGTTACATACCGGATAGAGAAAGGATGATGTATCGCATGAGTAGTTTTGCGTATGCCAAACCAATGATCCCGAATGGACTGCTTCATGATATGTTTGAAATCAAATCAGGAGCGGCGTTTCAGCAGGATAATGGCGGACAGTACATACCGGGAAAAGAAACCAGAATCTCATTCCGTGGGGTGATCCTGCCGGTGAATAATAAGGACCTGATTCGCGACGCGGCGGGAACCTATATGCACTGTACAGAGAAAATCTACACAAACGGACATGCACTTCAGATTGGCGCCCGCGTGATGGATCAGGATGGGACCGTATACACGATCACCCAGGAGCTGGGGCATAATTCCATCCACCCAATGAAGCGTTATCTGATCGAGAGGAAGGGAGATGCGGCGAAACGATGAACTTTTTAGAAATCCGAAACCGGATCATCCAGTGCTTAAGCGAATACCTTCAGTGTCCGATCATGCTGAATAACCAGCAGAATCCGGAAGCGAAATACCCGTATCTCTTTTACAGTGCGGCTCCATACACGCCGGAAGGCGGGCAGGGAGATTATCAATTGGAGAAGCTGGATGATGGATATCTGGAGAAACGGACCGGGGAAGCCAGCTGCACCTTTTCCTTTACATGCTGCAGCACCGATCGGGAGGTCGGTAACGAGTATGTTCTGGGAGAGGATGAAGCTTTTCGTTTTGCGGACAAGGCGGCCGGGTGGTTCCTCCATGCCGGTTACGATACGATCGCAGGCATGGGAATAACCGTTGATGATGTGTCAGCTGTTCAGGACCGATCCACGCTGATGGTCGATGAAGAGGCGAGGCGGTATGGCTTTGACGTCCGGATCCGGTATGTCCGCACAGATACCCGGAAGATAGGAACCATTGAACATGTAGTGACAAAGAAAGGAGACAGCAATGAGCTCTAAAGACGTAGTAGTGGTTGTGAAGCTGGAAGAGGTTGACACTTCCGTTGCTTCACTCGATATTCTTCTGATCTCCACGGCCGGAGCGAAAGACGTGAAGACTTATACGGATCCGGAAGATATCGCAAAGGACTATACGGCAGAAAGTGCTGTGTATAAAAAAGCAAAGGTGATGATGGGACAGGGTAAGGCGAAGCCGACACCTGCATCCCTGATCAAGAAAGTCAAAGTTGTAGGATTTGCGGAACCGGAATCTCCGGAAGCACTCGTAAATGCGATCAAAACATTTCAGGATAAGGATAATGATTGGTACATGTTCCTTACTGATCAGCATGAGGACGCCTACATCAAAGCACTGGCGGCATTTGCCGCGGACAGTGAACCGAGTGAAGCAGAGCTGACGGCCGGAGTCGAGGATCACCGGAAATTCTATTTTGCAGAGACTGACAACAAGGAACTGAAGATCACTGACAGAAGAACAGCGGTGATCTACACGGAAAATCTGGCCGAGCAGACGGAAGCTGCTTGGATTGGTTCCGCTGGTCCTTGGTATCCGCAGTCTGTAACATGGAAATTTAAGATGCCGGTGGGAGTGTCCGTGCCGAACTTAAAGGAATCCGAACTCGCGATCCTGGAAGAGAACCATGTGAACTGGGTTACCAATGAGTACAAGAAAAACTACATCAAAAATGGATGCTGTGCTGACGGAGAGTGGATCGATACGATCCTTGGCGGCGACTGGATTGCAAAAACCATGCGTGAGAAGCTGTACAACATCTTCACAAGTAATGAAACGATTTCGTACACGGATGCCGGTTTTACGATCGTGGCAGCCGGCGTTTTTGAAACGCTGGATCAGGCAGCCGATTACGGGATCATTGCCACAGATCCGGAATCTGGCGCCGGAGTGTATAACGTATCCGTTCCGAAGAGATCCGCGGCCACAGACCAGCAGGCAGCACTACGCCAGATGCCGGATATCCCGTGGGAAGCACAGCTGGCTGGCGCCGTCCATGGTGTGAAGATCTCCGGAACCTTAAAAGTAACGCTGAATTAAGTAAGGAGGATTATCAATGGATGTAACAAGTTATGATCCGAAAAAAGTCAACGTGGCGGTGGACGGAGCTATTATCACCGGATACGCATCGGACTCCATGATCACGGCAACAAAAAACGAGGATGCAGTGACTACAGAAGTGGGCTGCAAGGGCGATGTGGTATATTCCGAGAATGCGAATGAGAGCGGTACGATTACAATCACGCTGCAGGGAACTTCTTCCTCTCTGCCGCGTCTCAGAAGCCTGGCGTCAAGCCGGAAACAGATCTCTGTGACGGTATCTGATGCAAATGACAGCGATGATATCAGCATCACGGCGCAGAAATGCCGCGTTGTGAAGATGCCGGATGTGTCCAGAGGAAAGACATCCGGAAATGTAACAATTTCAATTTTCGTACCGAATCTTCAGGTACGGTAAGTCATGAAGAAGTGGCCGGACCGTCCGAAAGGATTAACTGAAAGGGGATATAGAAAGTATATGGCAAAGCAGAAAAAAGTCGTAGTAAACGGTAACGAATTCGTTCTTCAGAGCGTGTCTCCGAGATGGTATTTCGACCTGAACGACCGTTGTGGGATGACAGGAGGAAAGAAGAAGACCGCGGATTACATCGATGAACTGTTCAAAAACGTGGTCATCGAACCGAAAGAGGTAGCTACAAAAGGATTTGATTATTTCGAGGAGGCAGAGGACATTTCGACATCTGAGAAGCTTCTGGGAGAGATCGAATCCTTTCTTAGAGGCAGAAGCTGATGAAGAACTGGCTCAGTCCAGAGCATTAAGGCATCAGGAATTCTGGTCCCTTGTTTTTTCAACAGGAAAGATTTCTTATTCCGAGTGGGCTCAGATGGATCTCGGAGAGTTCTACGAAGCGCGAGAGGCGTACCTCAATTTCAAACAATCCATAAGTGACCGGCAGAGTGCTTCATAGGAAGTTCTGCCGGTCCTTTTTGAAAGAGAGGTGACAAATTGAACGATCAGAGAAATCTAACAATTGGCGTAGACTTTGGGCTGAAGGATTCCATCAATCAGCTGGAAAGTATCTACGGCAGCATCCAGGGAATCAAAGCTGGATTCCAGGGAGCTGAAGACAGCGGCGTCCAGATGGGGAGCCGCGTAGCGAGAAGCGCCGGAACGATGGTGGACGGGCTTCACGATGCAGATCGTGAAAGCCGGAAGGTCATTACGACACTGGACCGGCTGGAAGATTCCGGAGACGGGGCAGGCTCCGCAATCCGGGATGCCGGAGTTGCGTTTGACCGATTCGGCGATAAGGCAGAAGAAAATGTCGGGCAGGCGAAGGATGAGCTGCGGGACGCAGCGAAAGCAGCGGATGCTTTTGGCAGTGAGATTGCGAAAAATTCTGGAACCGCGGCAAAGGATATGGATGGAGTGTCCGACGCTGCGCGAGATGCGGGAGATGCATTTGAGGATGCCGGTGTCCGGGTGGAACGATCTTACATTCAGATGGGTGCCGAAGCTGACAGCTTTAAAAAGGCTGTTATCGTTACAAGCGCCACAGCGAACAAAGAGACAAATTCCGTTGCAAAAACGATCAAAGCCGGGCTTCAGGGTGCTTATGGATATGCAGGAAAGAAGGCTGCCAAGTTTACCAGAGATGCTGTGAACGGCGCACAGGATGTCAAGGAGGCATTTGCCCATCCAATCCAGACGATTCGGTCAAAGCTCTCTGACGCGCTTGAGCGGGCAAGAGAACACATCGATGACATAGGGGATGAGGCGGATAAAACCGGCGCTGATCTGGACAAAATGGGGAGCGATGGGGCCGGAGCAGGAACGGCAATCAAAGACGCCATGGGCTCTGCTGTAAAGTCGTTTTTTGCGGTGTCCGCGGCGATCGAGATCTTTAAGAAGGGTGTTGAACTGGCAAAACAGTTCGGCTCAGCAGTCCTGGAAGTTGGTAAGTCTGCGGAACAGACGGGAGCAAAATTCGAAGCTGCTTTCTCTCCGGATTCGGGGGTGAAGGAATGGTCAGAGAATTTCTCGTCTGCGATCCACCGGAGCAATACCGAAGTGCAGAGCTTTTTGGTATCCAATAAAGCAATGTACAACGAGCTGGGGATCACCGGAGACGCGGCTACAGAGCTCTCGAAGATCACGACTTCGCTGGCATATGATCTTGGGACTGCGTTTAAGATGGATGACTCGGAAGCCCTCAGTGTCATGCAGGATTACATTAATGGTAATACGAAAGCGTTATCAGAATATGGAATCCAGATTGATGATGCAGTCCTGAAGCAGTCCGCGATGGAGATGGGGCTTGGAAAGAACATCGATAATCTGGATGATTATGCGATGGCGCAGGTCCGGGTGAACGCACTGCTGAAGAATTCGACGCAGATCCAGCAGATGGCGGCGAAGGAGCAGGAAGGATATGCAAACGGGATCAAGAGCCTGAACGGTATCTGGCAGAACTTCCTCGCGGATGCAGCGGAGCGGTTTGCACCGGTGTTCACAGATCTCACGAACACGCTGCTGACATCCTGGCCGCAGATTGAACCGGTACTGATGGGAATCGTCGATACGATGAGTATCGGAATTTCCTCCGGTGCTCCGGCGATTATGAGTCTGGCAAAAGACGCGATTCCACCGCTTATTGATGTGATCGGGCAGTTAGGATCTATTGCCGGACCGGTCGGAGGTACCCTACTTAATATGGCAACGACGGCACTTCCGCCGCTCTCCCGGATCATCGGGACTATGGCGACGACGATCGTTCCGCCGTTTGTGAACATTCTTAGGGTGCTGGGAGATGATGTAGTTGTTCCGCTGATGCCATATGTGGAGAGCATTGCAAACTCCATTCTTCCGGCGCTGTCGGCCGGATTGAAGATGATCCCGCCGATCTTGCAGACCATCTCACCGGTTCTCGGAGGCATTGCGGACATTTTGTCCCGTGTTGTGAGCTTCTTATCGAAAATCGTTGAATGGGCGGCTGGCGGGCTTGCAGGACTTCTGGACAAGGTCGCTGGCGTATTTGGCGGCGGTTCTTCGGCGGCAAAATCTGCAGGTGCGAAGATTCCGCATAACGCAGATGGAGATCCGGACTTTAAAGGTGGCTGGACCCACATCAACGAGCGCGGCGGTGAGATCGCATATCTGCCGTCCGGATCCGCTATCATTCCGGCGGATAAGAGTGAGCAGATCATCAATAACAGCCGGCAGAGCAGTGTTAAGACAGACATTAACTTCAACCCTACGATTAAGGTGGAGATCCACGGAGACAGTGAGGGCGGAGGTACGAAGCTGACGGATGACTTGAAGCAGATGATCAAGGAGCTGTATCAGGAGATGCAGGAAGAGCATTATGATCAGATGGCGATCCAACAGGGAAACGCATAGGAGGTTGACATGGCATATAGTTTGACCGGAAAGAAATCCGGAGCAATATCGTTTCTTCCGGCAACCGGAACGATAACACAGGAGACGATGACAAAATCCAGTAAGATGACATCCAATGCGATCGAAGGCGGAAGCAGTGTCGAAGATCATGTTTACTTAAATCCGGAACAGTTTCAGATCGTGGGCGTTGTGGTAAAGAACCACAGCGCCTTCCGGTCCCGTCTGGAAGCGATGTGGAAGAACCGGGATCTGGTGACGTACATCGGAAAGTTTCGGGTGGAGAATTATGTGATCATAAGCCTTCAGATGAAAAATGACTCGGGAAACCGTGATGGATTTTCGTTTACAGCCACATTGCAGAAAGCCAATATCGTCTCTGGCGCATACGTGGAGATCGGGCAGGAACCGCTCATGAGCAAACAGGATTCTGCTAAGACTGTGTCTTCAGCAGGTCTGAAGACAACTGTGGCGAAACAGATCAGCCAGAGCGCCTATGCGGCGTATGTAAACAGCTATAACGGAAAGAGCAGCAGCGGACCGACACAGAGAAAAACTGCAAGCTATAACGGCGTGTAGGAGGTGTGACAGATGGATGAATTACAGTCAATGGGACTGACGGCGGAGGTGGAGTACATACCGATCGACACGTCAAAGGTCCCATATACATTTTCAATCAAGCTGGATGACCGTACATACACCCTGACGGTCCGATATAACGAGCAGGGAGAGTTTTTCACAATCGACCTGGCAATCATGGCCACGGGAGAGGTGCTGTGCTACGGGGATCCGGTGCGGTATGGGAGACCGATGTTCCGGGTAATTGAGGATGCAAGATACCCGATCCCGGTAATCGTCCCATACTGCTTATCAGGCGATGTGGATACGGTGACATTTGAGAACTTCGGAAAAGAAGTGCAGCTCTATCTGCATGAAAGGAGGACAGACTGATGGCTTTTTTTCTTCGGTCTGCTACCTTGCAGATCGGACCTCTGAAATACAACATGAATGACGGTTTTTATTTCGATTTCGAAGTACCGTTTTATGATTCTGACCAGCTGATCACCGCTTCCTTTACTGTATACAATTTGAATCCGACCTCTCGTCAGGGCATTGTAAAGAACCAGGTGGTCATCCTCAATGCCGGGTACGAAGACGACGAAGGCGTTCTTTTTGTGGGACAGGTTGCAAGCTGCAGCCATAAACAGAATGGGGTGGAGTGGCAGACAAAGATCACAGCAACGGCGGCACTTGATCAGTGGCTGAATAAGAAAGTCAACAAGACTTACGCGGAAGGTACGACGGCGGAAGCGATCGTTCGGGATCTTCTGAATATGTTCGCCCTGGAGATCGGCGTCTTTCAGCTTGCGGAGAATGTGGTATACCCGCGCGGCCGGGTATGCTCCGGAAAGCTGAAGGATGTTTTGCAGGAAATCGTTACCAGGGAATGTAAGTCGAGGCTGCTGATCCGGGCAAATCAGGTCATTATCAACAATCCTGCTGATGGGGTAAATAAAGGATATCTCCTTACACCAGCGACTGGACTCCTCTTTCAGTCAGACGATTCTGACGTGACCACGGTAGAGGCACCGCAAAATAAAGGAGCAAGTGCAGAGACGAAAGCGGCAGCGAAGAAGACCTGGAAAAGGACCTGTCTTCTCAATTACCGTTTGGGTCCTGGAGATATCGTGCAGATCCAATCGAGAGATCTGAATGGAAAATACCAGATCATTTCCGGAGTACATAAGGGATCCCCGACGGGAACCTGGACAACGGAGATCGAATTTAAGATTGCAGGATAGGAGAGAGTATGGGATACAAATCAGCAGAACTTAACAACGCAGAAGCAAATGAAAGAAAAAATCTTCTGAAGATCCGTTGTGCAGATCTTGTGCAGGTGACAGCTTTTGATGCCGGAAAGATGACTGTCAACGTGAAACCTCTGGTAAAAAGGGAGATCGGTGACACGGTTGTTTCCCCGCCTCCGATTCTGGGCGTGAAGGTTGCTAATATTCCGCTTGAAGTGGAAGTCGAGGGGAAGAAAGGAACAGTAACCGTAAAAATCAATCCTGGAGATATCGGTGTAGTGGTCTACCTGGATCTGGACAGCGATAACTCCATCAAGACTGGAGCAGAGAGTGCCCCGAACTCTTCCAGGGTGCATTCTGGGGATGACGCAGTCTTTGTCGGTGTTGTACAGAAAGGGTGATGGTATGAACGATGCATGGAAGATCGATCCGGATACAAAAGATCTGTGCTTTGATGACAGTGGGATCCTGGAAATCGTAAGCGAAGACGAGACGGCGGTCCAGAGCGTAAGAATGACGCTGATGGCGTTCAAGGGAGACTTTGATCCGGTTCCGGATCACGGTACTGACTATGAGCAGATCCTGGGGCTTCCAGCAGATGAGGATACTATGGACGAAGTGATCCGGGAAGCGATCTTTCAAGAGAGCCGTGTGGCCATGATCGATGAGCTGGCGATCAACATGCAGAACCGGTCGGCGGAGATCAGCTTTTCCGGAACTTTAAACAATGGAGAAAAAGTCAGCATGGAGGTGAATGTGGGTGAATGATAACTGGGGATTAACAGATAAGGGCTTTTACCGCCCGACCTATACGGTGCTCTTGAATGCTTTGGAATACAAGGCAAGGGAGCTGTATGGTGATGGAATCAACTTAACTGTGAGATCTCCGCTTGGCGTGTTTTTGCGTATTCTGGCATGGATTTGGAATATCCTCTTTGCCTGCTTGGAAGATGTGTATAATAGCCGCTTTGTGGACACAGCCGTGGGGACGAGCCTTTATCATCTGGGAAATGCAATCGGTATGCAGCTTCTTCCGGAAGGAAAAGCAACCGGATATATTTCTGTAACAGGCACAGTGGGAACCGTGGTTCCAGCGGGATTCCTGGTGGCAACAAACGGAGGATTGCAGTATACGGTCATGTCTGCTGTTACAATTGGAGAATCCGGGACATGCCTTGCTTTGATTCAGGCGGTCGAAACGGGACCGGAATACAATACGGCGGCAGGAACCATCCAGGTGATCGTCAATCCATCCTCTGTGGCCGGAGTGACAGCCATTACGAATGGTGCAGAAATCACAGGCGGACGTTTGAAGGAGACAGATGCGGAGTTTCGGGCAAGATACTACAAGTCGGTGGATTATCCAGGCGGAGTCAATGCAGATGCTATCAGGGCTGTGCTGCTAAATGATGTTGAGGGAGTATCATCTGCATATGTTTATGAAAATGATACAGACGCACACGATGACACCTATAATCTTCCGCCGCACAGTCTGGAGGCGGTTGTGTATGGAGGTTTGGATGAAGAGATTGCAAAAGCAATATACTCGCGCCGATCCGGAGGTGTCCAGACGATAGGTAGCGTATCAGTTAATGTCGTAACGGCATCAAAACAGCAACTGTCGATCAGGTTTTCCCGCCCGACGCCGAAGAAAATCTGGATTAAGATCTCAAAATTAAAAAAGAACAGTTCTTATGCTGGAGATGACACAATACGGGAAGCATTAGTGGAATACATCGGCAGCTCGACGGCCGGAGGTTTGGAGATTGGTATTGATGTCATCTACATTAAGCTACCTGGAATTGTAGCTGCAGTCTCGGGAGTGGAAGATTTTGATATTGATATCAGTACAGACGGAACCACTTACGGAAAATCCAATGTGTCGATTGGGTATCGAGAAAAAGCCATTACAGAAGAAAGTGCGGTGATCATCGAATGAGCTTTGCGATAAAGATGCTGGAAATGCTGACCAGCGCGTATAACCGAACGGACATCTTGGAACTGAAAGAAAAGAGGACACCGAAAACGAACATCGGAAAGCTGTTCACTTTATCAGGATGGGGCTTTGATATCATCCATGATCAAACAGAGAAAGTCCGGCTGTGGGATGATATCGATGTTATGGAAGGCGAAACACTCACGAGATACGGAAATGGTTTCGGAGTAGCCAGAGGAGAAGCAGGAGATGAGATTTACCGGATCATGATCAAGGTAAAGATTATCGCCATGCTTGCTGCCGGAGATCTCGATACGATCATCCTCTCGGCGGCATCCCTTTTTGGTGTAAGTGCGGAGGATATATCTTTTCAGGAAGTCTATCCTGCAAAAATTTATCTGTATATCGATGAGGATAAGTTGGATCAGGAACACAAAAATGTTGCAGATACGATTGCCGGACTAATGAAACGGATAAAGACCACGGGTGTCGGAATCAGAATTTTCTATAAGACGTACAGTAGTAAGCGAGCTGCTGTGTATGTGGGAACTCCTACATGCATTGCGGCTTTTATTAATGTAGCTCCGATGCCGTTAAACAAGAAGAGTGTGAAGACGATTGAATTAAAAGCAGGAATAGGAACTCTTGTTTGTACAAGGGTATCTTATCCGGCAATACCACGGGAGGTATAGAAATGTCAGGAACAGTATTGACGAATAAAGGATTGGCACTGATCACAAAACTGGTAGCTGCCAGCACAGAACTGCAGATATCGAGAGTAGCCGTGGGAACTGGACGGGTTCCCAGCGGAGTAGACCCGCAGATAATGGTGGATCTGAATGAGTATAAGATGGACGCGCAGATTGAATCCTATGGCGTGAGCCCGGACCAGTCTGACGTTGCGTATATCGCGGCGCAGGTAAGCTCTATTGGCGTCAGTGCCGGCTTCGCAGTTACGGAGGCCGGAGTCTTTGCAACGGATCCGGATGTCGGAGAGATCTTGTATGCGTATCTGGATCTTACAGAGGATCCGCAGTATATCTATGCGGAAACGGATGCAATCAGCAAGTTTGCGGAGATCACGTTTAACGTGCTGATTGGGTCTGTCGCAAAGGTAACCGCTTATGTGTCACCAGGAGCACTGACAAAGAAGGTAGACTTCAATGCATTTAAGGAGTCCGTTGAGACCCCAGAGTTTGATGATTCCGGAACAGTGGAAGGGATCAGCAGCTTTCCAAGTTTTCTTGAAACCATGAAGTCGAAGATGAATTTCTTCCAGTTTTTCCGGAACCTCAAGGCCGGACTGCAGTTCGTGCTGCACGCGGGGCAGATTGTCAATAACTGTGTGACGGACAACGCCGGATTGCCGTTATCAGCAGCGCAGGGGAAGGTGCTGAAGGACCTGTACACTCAATTGTATAGTGAGATGAGCACTCTAAATAATCTGGTAAAAAAATCGTATATGTTTAAATGGGAAGAAGTCTCAATTACGATAGGTTCATTAAAAGCGAACGGTGGTGAAGTATTTGGGAAAACATATAACATTCCGGAATCCTATTTTGAAAATAATAAATGGACTACAGCAGCTATAACCGGTTTCTACCTTAATGGAAATGGGTATACAAATTGTTCCGTTACAGCTTGCAGGGTCATAGGAAAAAATGTACTATATTCTGTAAAAAACATGGGATCAACCGATTTAAGTGATATTGAATTGAGAATCTTTACTATGTTTACGTTGGCAAATGGATAGCTCCTAAAATTACCCAGAAGGAGTTTCTTCAATGCTTGACCAGTTCCATAAGTTTACGATTTAGTCTTTGTAAAAGAAATATTGTGCCATCCCGTCCAGCTTTTAGTGCCATTATATTCATTATAAAAATTCACGTATAAAGATTCTAACGAAGTCGGAAGAAAGAATACAAAAATCCAATTTTCTGCGAGCCTGTGAAACTTTTTCTGTAAAATAACCATCATAAGGTCCTTCTATGATAAAATAAATATCATTAGGAGGGCCTTTTATTATGGCAAGACAAAAGAAACCTGTACACAGAGTTGAAA